AACCAACCCAACGCGATCTTAGCCAGATCATCGTACCAGTCTTCGATACTTACTCGGTTTCCGTAGGGTGATCTTCAGACGCCACAACCTCATCATCTTCATCAGCAGGCATTCTGCCACCGCCCATCAACACCCGCAGGTAAAGAATTGCACGTTCAACCACCCGCCCGGTGTCGTCCGTCAAACCGGCACGCCAAATCTTTTCGGCCAAGTCTTTGGGCGCGGGCTTCTGCTGTCCGTAACCAAGACCCAGCGTAACAACAGTAACGATGGCGTCCATGTCCACGCGAAGCACTCGCTCAATCGCGCCTTGGATACCACCTGTCTGCTGCGAAATTGTACGCGCCGCAAAATAGGACGGCTTCAGATACACTGTCTCACCATCCAGCACCAACGAAACATCACCAGCACCAAGCTGTGCTTTTTTCTCTTCTGACATGAAAAAATATCCCCTAATTCGTTGTCAGGTCATTTTGGTTTACGCAGCTGCTGCCGCAACCTCAACCACGTTACTGTTGATGCCCAACGTGGCATTCAAGCGTGCGACGTTGTTTGCACCGTCCAACTGTTCCCGCGCCGACATGACCTTGGCGATAAAGAACCGTTGCGATGGTGTACCGCCGGACGGAGCATCATCAAAGTCAACACGGAACGCGTAGTCGAAAATCTCAGCCTGACCAGCACGAAGTGCGATCTGACCAGCGTCCGTGTAGTCAATGCCAGTAACCAGATCAATGTTGCCCGCGTTGCGCGTCCCTTTCAACTTCTGAGTGCGCTGCTCGCCAATGGTGTCAAAAGTAATTTCCGACGCTTCGTCACCAAACGCGCCAATGTTTTCCATCCACCCAATTTCTGTCCACGACTGCGCGTCATAATCGGACAGGACAAAATCGGCACTCTGTGAAGCGACGGCACCGCCCATATACATCTGGGTACCAGCTGTTGCAAAGATAGGCATTTGCCAAAACTCCTTTTCCTTTGTGTAGTTTTAGTTTTTGCGAGCCAACCTGATTGTCAACTCAACCATGCGTCCAATTCTCTGTTCGTCATCGTCAGGAACTGATATTGGACCGTTCGCCACGATATCCGTTACCGACCAACCAGCCACCGTGATGCTGTTTCGTTTCCGATGGAACAGTTCTTGAACTGCGTAAGCGATAGCTTCCACCGCGCGGTAGTTCCCCGCATTCTCATTGCTGCCGTAAGTTGTTACATCACGCACAATCAAAGGACGATCATCATTCACACCGTCTTCATTACCAATCATCACATCCGGTGAAATCATTATGATCGGGAACGTCACATCTACTGGTGCAGGTCTGCGCGTAAATACTGGGAAATCGCTTTCATACACTGGCAACAAAGCTGTGATGGCACTATCCCCAACAAGCGCGACCCGCAAGGCGCTGGCTACGTTCATAGTACACCGCGAATCTCAGCGGCAACCAACCCTTCAATATTTGGCAGGTTCTTTGCCAACGCTGGACGCATAAACGGACGTGGTTTAATCCGGTGATCGGTTGTACCAAACTCCAAAGCTGCCGCATATTTTATACCGGCGTTAACCGTGCCCATTAATCTGGCGTGGTCATAAATTGTATCAATGCTACCACTCAACCCACCAAGATCATGAGCCGGTGCCTGACCGGGTGCTGATGCTTGATGAATAATGTCACGCCGCTTATAAACACGTCCTGTTTTCGGTGGGTCAAAAATTGCATCAACAGCAGTCGTGCGCACAGCTTCAGTACCAGCAATAACACCGCGCATAGCTGCCTGCCGTATCTGTGCGTTCTGGCTCTGGTTCCACTTGACAGTCATGTTGGATCATCAATCTCAAAAGCTTGCAGCGTGTAGCTCGCATTGGCCGGGTCAATCGCCAGTATGCGGCGGACCTCGTGCCACACGTCCCTGATCAAAACCTTGTCACCCTGCTTGGGTGTCACTGATAACGATCCGGCAATAATCAGAACCTTCACATCCGTATCCGGTATCTGCGCCCGTTTGCGGTACGCTGCATCAAACGTTTCGCGGATACCCTCAAAGCTGAATGTAGTTGCCGTCGTGGCTACAGGATCACCGTAATCGTCAAGCCCACCACTAACCGCTTCCCGGCGCAATGAACCAGTCAACAGCTTCCCCTTGAAGCCAGCATAGATTTTATCCTTGATCGCTGATTCCAGCAGGGAAGCCATGGATATTCCAAATCTCTCCGCGCTCAGAGCCGTACACAGCCCTTTTCCGCACTAGTCAGGTAGGATCACAGGCCCAGCAACAGACCGCCTCTGTAAGCGGTTCCTACGCAACTTCCTTGATCCGCACCCGTGAGCGGCGCTTTTTGATCTTCACACGCTTTGGTGCTGGCTCATCGAACCACGCAAAAGCAATACGGTTTTGCTCATACAGCAACCGCAATTTGCGATCACTCACCAAGCTCTTGTCAAAAGGTTGACCGGGAAAGAACTGATGCCCTGAAGCCTGAACTTCACGAGTGACAACAAAATCCCTGTCCCGGTCAAACTCTTCACGAACGTGTCGTGCCATTGTTTATATCCCCATTATTGACCGCGCCGCTTAGGCAACGGCAGAAGCGAAAAACACTCCCAAGTCAGCCGCAACCAGTTCCAAATCCCACGCCATGCGGTTCTGGAAATAGTCACTGTGCGCACGATCATCCCTGCCACGCTCCATGACACCACCGATCTGGTTGGTTGCGCCGGGAATGAGGCCGGTCCATGCAAAGTTCGCAATCGCCGTGGGAGAATCCAAACCGGGATTCGGTTCGATGTAGCACAGCAACATCGCGGTCTTGTCCGCAATATACTGGAACGCGTTGGTTGCACCTTCATTCGCTGAGTTGTAGATCGACCGCGCAACAATCACGTTGTCAACCTCAAACAACGCCGACAAAACATCTTCATCAGCAATGCCTGTCCGCGTGTATTTGATACGATCAGCGATATCAGGGTGTGAACGCAGGATGCGTTTCACCATGGCACCAAGCACAAGAGTGTTTGGCATGAAGCCAGTCAGCTCGTGCATGGTATCCTTCCACTCATCAATAATACCAATCGGGTCAGAGTTGGCATCATTGAATTGCAGAAATTCATCAGTCCCCGGCGTCGATCCGATACCGGTTGCCTCTGAACTCCACAGGCCCGCTTGGAAGAAATTTGTGGCCCACACACGATCCTGTTTGATCATGTGCTTCTGCGTGAGCAGAGTGGTCGCATTCTCATCCAGCTTGATCGGTTCATCAGTGTTGGCACGCTGACGGTCGTCAACAACATGCTCAAGAGCATACTCACGAGCGCTGTAGGTGCCCTCACCAACCGAGTAACCAACCTGATTGGGACGCCCACCAAGGGGACGTTCCGTCGCTTCATCACGCCAGAAGTACCCACGGTCGTAAACAACAAACTTGTCAGTCTGCTTGGCAACACCAATCACTGATGCAGCCTGCTGCGAGATAAACGCAGCTGCATCCTGAACGTAGTTGACGCTGTAGTTTGTCAGGTACCGGTCAACATGCAGGGTACCTTCAACGTTTGCCGCTGGCATTGTAAATTCTCCTTATTAAACCCAACGAATGGTTCTAGCCAGTCGGTTGACCAGCCTGTTTAGTTCAGCTGCTACGCGTGGACAGTGTTGCGTGCAAACACGAACGGAACGATGTCGCCAGTGACACCTGATTCAAGAGCGATGCCAATCGCGTAGTCACCCGCCGAACCGGCATTGACGCCAAGACCAGAAGCATCAGACGCAATGAGCTGCCCAGCGGTGATCGTGCCACCCGCCTCACACTTGCCAATACCATCCACCTGAACAGTGACAGGTGCGTTCTGCGCCGCCGCCTCATAGATGTTGCCTGCGATTGCTTCACCAGCACCAGCCAGAACCAGATCACCGTCCGTGTCGATCTTTGCCAGCTTGTGCAAGCCTGCGCTAAGATCAGCACCAGCGTTACGCGCATATGTCGTAACCACTTTCGTGACACTCATTTTCGTAGTCTCCTATTTTCGAGAAAGAATCCCCGGTGGATGATTGCACCCACCGAGATTTAAACCACCACGGAAGTGCGGTTACTGCCCCTGATAAGCCTTAAACAAATCAGGGTGCTCTTTGCGAGCTGTCGCCATGGCCTGAGTCCGCGAGACATCATCACGCTTGCGGATTTCAGCAACCTTCTTTTCAAACGCCCCGGCGTCCTTCGCCGTATTGTCCCCACCACCATGACCAAGACTGTCAAACGCCGATTTGATAGCGCCAGAACCAGCTTTGAACATCGCAGTGATGGTTGCCTGAACTTCATCACTCAGACCGTCCACCGCCTTCAGTACCGCAGCCTTAGCCGCCGTTTCACCGGGAAGATCACCCAGTTCATCGTCAGCACGCTTGGTGTACTGCGCCAGCTCACGGGCATCGCGCTCTTTGCGAATGTCCGCGTTAGCTTGTTCAATACGAGCCTGCTGAGATTTGATGATGGCAAACTGCGAGTCACCAACCGCAGCCTTGCTGACAACAACACCATCGACCTCAATGGTTTCATCATCGTCTGCACTTTTCTTCATCGCCTTTTTGCGATCATCGGAAGACATGGCAAGGAACTTGCCCTTGTCCTCTTTGCTCAAGCTGGCAAAGTGCGCCTTTTCGTCGTCGGACATTTTGGCCTTCTCAGTGGCCTCTTCCAACACCGCAGCCTGCTCAGCCGCCTTGGTCGCAGCCTCTTCAAGCTGCGCAGCCAGTGCGTCAGACTTCGTGGTAAGTTCGTCCAGCTGACCCTGAAGCTCAGCCGCTTTCTTGGCGTCGTCACCAGCAGCAGTTGCAGCCTCCAACTGCGCCGTCAGATCAGTGACCTGCTTGTTCAGGTCATCAACCATCTTTTTGGTTTCCGCGTCCATACTACTATTTCCTTTCTGCTTGGTTGTTTCACCCTCCAACGATTCTTGAAGAGCCTCTTCCACATCGGGCCACCGTTCCCGAATGACCGCAAGGAACGCCTCGACTGAGCTGCGCATCATCGCCTGCTTGGCTTCGCTGTCCATGTTGGCATCGCCCGCAATACTGCGCAGCGCACTTTCCAGTGTGTAAATAGACGAGCCAATTTCCTGCATGATGATGTGATAGCGATCTTCCTTGACTTGCTCCGCAATGAGAGTGTCAAAGGAAACGGCACCCTCAACCGGGTCGATGTACCGTTTGATGATCGCAGCCACCACATCAGTATGCCGCTTCATGATCAGGGCTTTCGCACCAGCCTGCGCCGGGTTATCGACAGCCGAAATTTCATTGATGGTGAACTCCCGCATAATGCGGCGTGGTTCTTTAGGCATCCGCGTCAACCTCTTCATCCTCAACGCGCGTGCCACCGATTGAAAAACCGGTGTACGTGCCATCTTTGAATTTTGCGAGAACTTCAGGATCGGTAGGCTTCATGGCAATCATCAAGCCGGTCTGCTTTGTGGTGACACCCATGGCTGCTGCAATGTCAGTCGTCATAGGCCACGCAAACACCATCGTGCCAGCCTCAGCACGGTGCATTTCACCAGCCACCCGGCTGTTGAGCATGAAACCGGCAGCGGCTTTCAACATGGATTCTTCGGGGACATGATCACCCTGCAAATCATAGTAGTCTTCACCCTCGATCTTGCAGACAAGCGCCCAGCCTAAAACGAGGCCCAGCTCTTCCTCAACTTTGACGACTTGTGCTTTATGGAATTTATCGGACACGATTGGACCACCCCTTTTGCGTAAAACCCCTTCCGTAAAAACCTACGAAAGTGAGCATGAGCTGGTTGATTTCTCTTTTGGAAAAAACGCGCTACCGCAGCCCGCTTCAACATAGAAACGAAGCGGGTGGAGTCGTGAAC